CGCTTGGTCGGTATTGAATGAGAAAGTTTGTGCGAGACAATAACTTGCTCGTTCTCTCCGATCTGCTGAAGGGTTAATTCGATGGTCACCTTGCCTTTTTTGTTACCCTGGCCGTGGTGAACGGTTGCGAGTGCTGCCTCACTGAGAATATGGGCGAGCTTTTCTACAAAAACTCCCGCGCCAAGCTCTCCGATGAAGTCATTAACATTCGTTTCTGGCATTGTACTTATCCTTGCTGGTTGGTTTTCTGGGTTTTTGGTAATAATTGCCCGGGTGGTCCATTCGCTTAGCCTGTTAATTCAGTCGCGTTTATAACGGATTTCCTCCAACATCCGTGACCACTCACCGAAGTGCCGGGGCTTTTTCATCATTAAACACAAGCACTTAGGTAGCTATAATTTTGCAACCAATTCAACAGGAAATAGCTAAAACCTATTGAATCACAATCCGCTATTTACCAACCTATAGCAGTGCTTGCTACGGTAATTCGTTATTCGAGTGCCTTAATAGCATAGTAAATTTTGGCGCATGCTTCAGTGTGAATCATTGTGTCATGCTCGCCTTCCAGGTCTTTACCGATAAAGTGCTTGTAAACCTCTGGCAGGGTATGGCCACTTTTACCACCCATGATTTTTTTACCTTTTAGCATGGTGCTAAAATATCGGCTCTTGTCCTTCCAATCATCATCCTCGACAAGTCCAGGGAAAAACCGCAATAGGCCAATGCGAATTATCCGATTATCGAAGGTGGTATTGTGCGCAACGCGCATATCGCATTTTAGCCATAGGGAAATAAACATTTCTATAGCCTCTGCTTCGGGAATTCCAAACCCTTCGGAGTATGGTTTGGTTATACCGTGAACCTCAAATGACTCGGGGGTGCTCTCCCAGCCATCCTGGACAACAACTACATCCATTGAGTCCAAGACATCCTGTGTCTTGTCGTCGATTAGTACTGCCGCGAGCCTTACAATATGGGGTTGATGAGGTTCGTCGCTCTTTGCCGGCCAATCCGGAATGTTGCTAGACTCTGCATGAAATGCCAATAAAATGCTCATAATATTGTTTCCTTTTTAGTAAGATTTCTTGTGGTTAATAGGATTAAAATTTAGCGCCGCAATCAGTACAGATATCACATTCCGGCTGCTGTACGCTTTCACCTGGAATATAAGAATAATGTGTTTGAGAATTTTTGTGCTCACACACACCCTGCTTTTCAATTAAGGCTTTGTGGTTCGGAGAATTTTTATCTTTACAATATTCATTTTCATGGATATATGCGCCTTTTTTAGTCAGCATGCGCCTATCGCAAAATGAACATTTGTAAAGCGTTTGATTCTTTATTATCTCCATACTTCACCTAAATTATGGTTGCTGGCGGCTTTCACCGCCGATTGATTAAAGGCTGCTAGATGTTTATAAATGCTTTGAATTTCGCCTTCAGGTTCCGTAATGCCTCACCGTTTAACTGGCCATCATCTGGCACAAGAAGATAACCAAAGTCGGTAACATCATCTAGCTGACTTGTCAGAAAATTGACAATAACCTCATCGTTTACCACTGGACCTTTTTGCACAACGTTGGCAACAGTCTCTTTGACTGGATGTTCTTGCTCGCTGCCCTCGGTGTCGACGGGAAAGCCAAGAGGATCTTTAGCAGGTTCGTTGGTTTCTGATACAGAGGTGTCCGACATTTGGTTTTCATGGCGGTTTTCAGCCTGATCATCATCATTGACCTTGTTCGCTTGATCCAATTCCTGTTGCTTTTCTGCAGCTGCTTCCTCTAGTCCAGTTTTAAGAGCGGTAAGCGTCGACATTGCATCTTGGTGAGAATCCATTACATCCTTATAGCGATCACCGCACATTTCAGGATTAAAATTATATCTCGTTGCTTCAACAGCCTCGGCCAGCTTTTCCACCTCTTCTGTTTTATCAGACGCCATTGCCTTATCTACGGCATCAGCCCAAAATTTCACAAGGTCATCTATTTGAACCTGGATTAATCGAAGCGCTTCGGCCTTGTCGGCTTCGACCTGCTTATGGTCGGCAATGCGGGATTTAACAACAGCCTGGAATGGTTCGGCTTCTTGGTTTACCAGTTGTTGAGCGTCGGCAAAAAGGAATTTGAAGTCTTCGGCGTTTTCGCGCAGGTATTCCAGATTGGGGAGCACTCTCGCCATTACTGCGTCGATTTCAATCTTTACCCGCGCAACTTCTTCGTCGGCCGCATTCTGCCAACTACCAATACGGAGCCCTTTTAACGCCAAAATAAAGTCCGGACCGGAATTGTATATTTGCGCAATTCCCATTGGACTTAGTTTTACATCACAATCAAAAGCATGATCGGATATTTTTGTTTCCGCAGCAGCAATAATTGCCTTTTTCTTTTTCTCGCGCTCGGTCTTTACCTGAGTTTCCCCGGCGCTCTGCATTTTCTGCAGAATTACATCAATTTCGGCGGCTATCAGAGCGAAGTTTGAAAAGCTGATAAATTCACCCTGTACTGATTCAACGGCTTCCTTCAGCTTGGAGCGCGCGGCCTTGGTGGCCTTATTGAATTTGTCCTTGTCGGCAAAGTCCTGCTCTGTTTCAAGTATTCGACTGGTTTCTGCCGCAGCCCGGTCTTTAATGGCGGGCAGGTATTCGTTGAGTGAGTGAACAACTACCCCGTTTTCTACGTGATAACTCAATGCCGGCAACGCTTCAGCCTCTTTGGCAACAATAACTTCCTGCTTGGCTTCATATTCATATTCAGCTAAGTCTTTTTCAAACTGTTTCCATCCGGCAAGCACATCGGCACGAATATCTTCTTCGCTCTCGTACCATGTGTGGTAGCAATTTTCGCGGGTTCCGTCTGACGCCATAAATAGTATTTTTTCAGCGCCACTAACTATAAGCTGCTGTTCTAGTTGAGGTTTATACTGTTTTGGGATGACGCTATGATAGAGAGAATCTTTTAAGTTTGAATTTAAAAGCTTGTGCTCCCATCCGATATCATTGAGCATTGTGAGTCCGTCATAGCTAGCAGCCAGTGGCAACCCATCCACTTCAAGGCTCCCGGTAACCGGATATAGATCATCGCCAATAATTTCTTCAGCAATCTCCCGCGCCATGGCTTCAGCCTCATGCCCCCTATTAAATATTGCCTGCAGAGCATCGCTTACTGACTCCTGTTTTTTTGTCTTCTTCAGACGCAAAAGCTCAGTTCTGCCTTGGTATTTTGAAACACCAAGCATTGCCGGGGCCTCAGAAGCAGTAAATTTTTCCATTCTGAAGTCTAACCAGGGCTGTGAGCCTTGCTGTAAATCGTGTGTAATCATTATGATTCTCCATTATTTGAAAAGTTGTGATGATATTTTTGGCGGCCATTAATAACAGCCTCTTTTGCTTCTGATATTGATTTGTAGGTTCCAAGATTTTTAAATTTGTAATCAACGGTCAAATACGCGCGCCACTTTCTCTTTCTTTTGCACCAACTTACACCTTTAACCCCTGATTTGTTTTTTATGTGGGATTTGGCGTTATGTGAATTCTGAGAAGGAGTGCATTCTCTAAGGTTTTCAATTTTGTTGTTTTCTCGATCACCGTCAATATGATCAATATATTCTGGAAGAAACCCATAATGGAAAAGAAATACCATCCTGTGCAAATATTGCTTTTTTCCGTCAAGCCTAAAAACAATATAGCCATGCCCGCTAGGGCAACCAACAACGTGTCCTTTAGAGGTTCTTTGCGAAATTCTCTTTTTTGTTACCAGTTGTCCATCTTGGTATTCAAAGAGGTTTTTTAATACTGACTGAGAAATCATACTATCCCCACCAGAGAGAAAACCAGACTTGATATGCGCGGAAGCACGAGTCTGGTGTTTCGTGTTTTCGGTCGCTAAACCTATCCGCATCACTAATATAGCACTCAACACACAATGTTTTCAATTTGTTTAATCTGTTCTTTGCTCAGCGTGTGTTTTGAGTTGGCCTTGTCGATCACATCTTTTTTGGTGATTTTTCCAGATGCAGTTGCAAGCTCCCATTTGAGAAAGTTTTTGTTAAATCTGTCCTCTGGATAAAACTCTTCCTGCTGTTCTGTCTGCTCTCCCTGCTCGGCGGCGCCTTGAGCGTCGTCGTCTTCGTCGGAAACGGTAATTCCGAGGGCTCCGGTCAATGTATAGCGGCGTAAGTATTGAACTGTTGAAGCGGACTGTTGCATGCTGTTTTTTGATCCGCTCTGATCGGGGTAACCGGACATTTCAGTTCTTTCTTCGTGTCCGTCCGAGTGAGTAACAATGCAAGTAATGGTGATTAGCATTTTATCGCCGGTGTGCTGCTCGAACCGATAGGAAATATTAAACTCTTCCAAGAGGGGTTTTATTGCTTTGGCAATGTCTTCAAGCTTTGCATAGCTGTATTCTGTGTATCCATTACCATTTTTATGTGGAAAAGAGGCAAGTCCATTTTTAGTTATAATAGGTAGTTTTGATTGGAATCGTGGCAGCGCCTGATAAAAACTCTTGCGAGCCTGGCCAGCCTCCCAACGCTCTTGGAGCTCCATCAGCTTTTCCAGGCTTTCCATGGATCCGCTGGTAAGTGCGAGCTCCATCAGCTTCATGTTGTGCTGGCGCTGCTGATCGACCATGGGAAGAAGATCATTTTGTCCTTCATCCCTTTCGTCTGCTTCGTGATCGTAGACTACAGTGGTGCTAGATTTTG